TAGGATATAGGCCTAAGGTTGTTGGTGCTGCACTAGTTGATCTAGATGTTTACCAAGTAGTTCCATCAATTACTTCTGCTAGCGTTCAAATTCCAGATTTTAATTTTGCACTTACTATACAGTCTGGAATGACTGTAAAATCTAGCGCAAATAATGAAGTATCATTTTACGTTCCTACAAAAGTAGATTTTAGTACGTCATCATCTTTAGATCCAACAGACATAACTGTTTATCAACTAGTTGGAAATCAACCTTCATCTTTTTTACTTAAGAAAACTGTTCAAGCAGTTTCTGGTAAGCTAAAAGAACAATCATTTACTTTTGGATCTGCCATAAGATTCCAATCCATAGAGATAAATGAAGCAGATATAGTTAGTGTAGTTAGAGTAACCGATAGCAATGGGTATATATGGAGTGAAGTTCCTTATCTAGCACAAGATTATATAGATAACCCTGTTAAAAATACACAAGCAAACAATGCACTATTTTATCAGTTCGCTAATCAAGTTCCATATATACTTGAAAAGATAAAAGTAGATAGGCGGTTTACCACAAGGTTTAAAAGTAATGAGAACCTAGTAATAGAGTTTGGTGCTGGAGTTAACCAAGTAGATGATAATGCTATTATACCCAACCCATCTACTGTAGGATTAGGTGAAGCGTCTGTGTCTTCTTCTATGTTTACTGCATGGGATCCTACAAATTTTGTTACAACTAAAACATATGGATTAGCACCTTATAACACTACTATAAACGTCCAGTATCTAGTTGGTGGTGGATCTAAATATAATGTGCTATCTAATCAACTAACTCTTCCTTCAAACATAGTTGTTACAGGAAACAATACATCATTCTCAAATACTATAGTTACTAACAATCCAAACCCAGCTTCTGGAGGTGGAGATGGAGACACTGTAGATACTATTAGGCAGAATGCAATGGCAGAATTTATGAGCCAAAATAGAGCTGTAACACAACAAGATTATCTAGAGAAGGTTGTTGGCATGCCATCTAAATATGGAAAAGTATCTAAGGCATATATCACTAAAGATGATGCAACATTCTCTAACTACTACTCTA